GATGGTCTAAAGGCACTTGAACTTCTTGAAGGGGAATCGTCAGATGAATGAAGACAATGATCAGCAGGCTGGCTCCGAAAGTGGAGTGGGCACTGGCAATGATGAGCGTATTGCTCGCCTGAACGCCATTGCTGATCAAACTGACGCTGGTCGTGCCGATGAGTTTGCCAACGTCAATGATGACGGCTCCACCGAGCCCTACACCGTTGACGGCGTAGCCACCGAGCAGACTGCTGATGGTGAAGCGGAGCCTACGCAGCAGGGCGCTGAGGTTGATACTGAGCAGGCCACCCAGGCGGAAGAGCGCAAGTACCGCATCAAGGTTAATGGCAAAGAGCTGGAGCTCACCGAGGCCCAGCTCATTGAGCGTGCGCAAAAGATTGAAGCTGCTGACGAGTACCTGCGTCAAGCGGCTGAGGCCCGACGGAAGCTTGAGCAGATTGCCAAGCCCGAGGTCGACGAGACTGACCTTCGTCGTCGTCAAGACGAGGAAGATCGAGCGCTGGTCCGCGCTATACAAGTGGGCACAGAAGAAGAGGCTGCTGCCGCGCTGCGCAAGCTGCGCGAGCAGACGAGTGCTCGTCCATCCCTTAGCAGGGACGACGTCTCCCGCACTATCGACGAACGCCTTGCTTTCAACCAAGCCATCGAAAAGTTCAGTTCTGAGTACGGCGACATTTGGTCAGACCCCATTCTGAAGAAGATTGCCCTTGACAGGGACGCACAACTTCTGAAAGAAGGTGACCAGCGTCCGTACTGGGACCGCTACTCCTCGATCGGTGAGGAAGTTCGCTCCTGGAAGCAGTCATTGGCCCCTGCCCCCAAGCAAGAGACCACGATTGAAGAAAAGGTAGCCCGTAAGGCCTCGGCCCCCAAGGTGCCCGCCCCCGCATCCGCGAAGGCGAGACCCGCAAAGGTTGAGGAAGATGATGTGGATGACTCCCCCGCCTCCGTCATTGCCAGCATGGCACAGCGGCGCGGCGGTCCCCAATGGATGAGAAGCTAAGGAGAAAATCATGGCCGGACAAGTCTGGGCAGTAAACTCTCTTGGCGGCTTCATGTATAGCCGTCAATTGAGCAACGTGCTGCGTATGGCAGTGCAACCGCTGGTGAAGTTCCGTCAGTTTGCTGACGTGCGCGACGCCAGCCAGCAGGGCAAGAAGAAGGGTGACATCTTCACCTGGGACGTTTTCTCGGACGTTGCTACCGCTGGTGGCAATTTGGTCGAGACCAACACCATGCCCGAAACCAACTTCACGATCACGCAGGGCACCCTGACGATCAGCGAAGCTGGCAACAGCGTCCCGTACTCGGGCAAGCTGGACAATTTGTCCAAGTTCCCCGTGATGGAGCTGATTCAAAAGGTGCTGAAGAACGACGCCGTCAAGGCGTTCGACCGGCTGGCATGGTCTCAGTTCAATCAGACGCCCCTGCGTGTGATTCCGACTGCGGGCACCGCCACCGACGCCATCACCCTGTACACCAACGGTACGGTAACTGGGACCAACCAAATCGCATTCAACAACAGCCACGCCAAGGCCATTGTTGACACGATGAAGGAGCGCAACATCCCCGCCTACATCGGAGATGACTACTACGCCCTGGCATGGCCCACCACGCTGCGCACGTTCAAGAACAACCTTGAGACCATCCACCAGTACAGTGAGACGGGCTTCAAGTTGATCATGAACGGCGAGATCGGTCGTTACGAGAACGTCCGCTACGTGGAGCAGACCAACATCGCCAAGGGCATCAGCTCTGACGGGTTGACTGGCTCCGCTTGGACGGGCGGTGACAGCGACTGGATCTTCTTCTTCGGAAACGACACGGTGGCCGAGGCTATCGCCGTTCCGGAAGAGATGCGGGGCAAGATCCCCAGTGACTATGGTCGCAGCAAGGGCGTCGCTTGGTACTACCTGGGCGGCTTCGGTATCGTTCACACGCTGGCATCCAACGCCCGCATTGTGAAGTGGGACTCTCAAGCCTAATCAGGAGGTACTGAATCATGGCACTCAGGAGCATGGCTTATGACGCACCGGCCTATCAGGCGGTGCTGCCCTTGGGCTTTAACGTGACGGGCGCTAATGCTGCGACTGCAAAGTTCGCCGCGTTCACCGACATGCTGGTCAAGTCCATCACTGTCAAGGCAACCACGGCGGGTACGAGCAACGACATCGTCTACGCTTACAAGTACTCTGGCACCGCCACCACCACGCAAGTGCTGACTCGGCTCTCGCGAGGATGAAGAACGCAGCGAAACGCGATACGTGATGCGAATCGCGGGAACCAGCGAGCCATCCAATCTTCGAACGCACCTTGCGCTCCCGGTACCCCCGGGAGCACGC